AATTTTGTATATATTGGAATCTTACTTTTCACGTGCTCATCACAATGCGCATACGCACACATTCTCGGATCAATGTCTAAAAATAATATATTCATCCTATCTTCGAACTTTCATCAATATAATTTGTCTCGCGGTCTCGGGCAACATTTTCGCGTATACGTTGTTTTATTTTATTGCCTTTATTTTCCAATACTACAATACGATTAAAATAAGTAACCTTACAATTTTCATATCTACTCATCTCATGTCGAGATGGAGTTGCGTCCATTAAGAAACAATCATTTACTTCAAGTGGATCTTCTTCTATATTTTTTGTTTTGTAGTTATAGAAATATCCCCTGTTACCTTTCGGGTCAACTATTTTATAAAGTGTATAATCGGGCTTTTGAATTTTATCTGCCAGTTTAACAAATAGTTTTCCTCTTTTCCCCTGAGTCCCAATGTAACCAAGATGCCCCAGTTCTTTTTTAGGCGGAGCCTTCTCCTCTTTAATAACATTGTTCACCAGAGAAGCAAGAAATCCCAACTGGTAGTTCCAAATTTTTTCCTTGAGTTTCCATCCAAGAAATGTCTTCTTAGAAGTGACATCGCGACAATTTATAAAGAATTCAGAATCAGAATTATTTGAATTTAATTCTTTCTCAATCTTCTTCATGACCCCATTGATGCGGTCATTGCGAATCGCTCCAGGCGCTTCACATTCTCTTAACTCTTGTTCTACAACAAGAGAAGTGCACTCACCACCGAATTTCGACTTAGGTTTGTAACCGCCGGTTTTAATCAATTCATCAAGTTTGTAAACTGCGGTAGACAAATAAAATTCTTTTTTCATATCACTCACTCAAAGATTCAGCTGCCTTTTCGACCAGTTCAGATTCTTTCTTACAAAAAGAATAACCTTCATTGTAAGTTTTTTCGAATTCAGACATTAGATTTTCGACTAATTTTTCCCAATCCGTAGAATACTTATGAACACTAAAATCTCTGAGGATTTCTTTTAGGCTTTCGCTTGTTATCATAATCAATCTCAAAAAAGTAAGTTATAAAATATAAAAGATGAATGTCATGGCGGCTTGGCGCTCCTTTTGTCTTTCCCTCCAAGGGCATCCTCAACGTTGCGTGCTGGGCTTGGCGTTGAATGTCGGCGGGGTAATCATTTCCATGAGCCGGGCGGTATTACACCTCGTTCTTCCCTCATCTTTTATTCTTTGATCTGATCATACCACGGAATCCTACAATTGTCAAGGGTTTATATCCTAAAAATTGAAATTTCCCCTTACTCTATAGAAGATATGTTGATCGATAGTTGCGGTCACTTTTTTCTGAGATGCCCATCTTGGAGCCGGAATATAATGTGCATGATAAAAGGTTGCTCCATCAGTAATATCTGGTAAATCATCTTGTCTCAGAATTACATATTTGGCCAAGTCCTGAGCATCATCCCATAATCTAGAAACTGGTGGGTCATCCCCCTTACCATCACAATACCATGAAAATTGACAACGATCTCTTTTTGGTAATTGTTGACCATTCCTCGCTGTATAATGTGGACCCTCGTAAACCACATCACAAACTGTACTTGGAAATTTATCTGAATTAACTCGATTAAGTGTGACTTGTGCGACCGCTAATTTTCCTGCGGTACTTTCAACTGCGGCCTCGAAAAATATATTCTTGGCCATACATAAAACTTCTTTTTTGTTTAATAAAATATTATGATCCACAATCTTATCAGCTATTGTCATCAGACCATCGCTAGTGGTTAATTGTGGATGAAAATAGTACCAATCTGCATTGGTATTTATAGTTGTTCTCGTACCACTGTCACTGGACAATGCTGGTACAAAAAGCAAAGCAAGAAGTAAAAGATATTTCTTCATGTTCCTCTTCTGAATGGGTTTATCTTTACCGTTCCTTAGAATTTAGGCCGATTTCTTTTCGGACTCTTCATGTATGTATCGGTTATACCCATTTTTGAACTGGTCATAAAATCTTCAATATTAAAATCTGATTCCCAAGTATCATTTCCCAATGGGCCAGAAAACTTCTTCTTACTTTCATCATATGCAAAAGTAATTACATAGCCTACTGGGTCTGTGAGTCTAACCGTGACGGAACGAGGTACATCTGATGATTGGTCATAATCCATTTGACGTATCTCGGCATGTTTAACCGTTTCTACGTCATCTGATGTACGTTTAAATTTTACGATTCTATTTTCAAAATTATTTACATCTAACATTTTTTATGGTAATATTTCTGGAAAAGTTTTCTTAACTAATTTGTATGTTAAACCTCTATAGTTTAACTTTTTATCCTTAACTTGAATTACTACTTCTGCCTCTTTAGGATGTAATGATTCTAGCAACTGTATGAATAATTGTTCTCTTCTTAATTGAGTAATCCCTTCATGACCCCCTTCGACAAATAGGTAAAACTTTCTAATATTGGGATATAGATATGTGGGATTATACTCTTCCGGTGATCCTATGGTCTTATAGGGAGGCATCCCCGGCGGAAGGATGAATTTGATATCTGGATGAAAGGCATATTTTAACAATTCCTTTAATGGTTTGGATTCATTTTCCAGTAAAACCTTCTGTCTGGCTTCAAAGGAATTTGCTTCAGCGACATCTTCAAATATGAGTGGAATACTTAATGCCATAAATTAAAACTCCGATAAATTTTCAGTTAGGTTCTTTAATCTATGATTTATAAAGTATGTGAGTAGTCGCCTACGGTCACCAACCTTAATTGATTCAAACTGTTTAGATATATTTATACGAATTGACTCTGGAATCTCATCCAAATCAACTAGCTGTTTATTTCTATTATAGTTTCTTAACATTTCGGAATCACAATACATATTTGGATCTAAGTTATACCAAGCATCAACCTTTTTGGCAGTTATCGGTTTCTGTCGCCTGCCTTCATCAACAAACACATTATCATCTGACATAATATTAGGAATGCCATCGCCAACATCACCCCTTACAATTTTCTCATGAAGTGACCATTTAGCATTACCATCAACATATTTCTTTTGCATGGGAGAATATTGCCTCACATTAAATCCCTGTAGTTGAACAAAATCTTTATCACTGGAAAGGATTAGAGTTCGTTCACTTATCAATCCAACTAATGTAGCAATGATATCATCGGCTTCAGCTTTCTCTATTTGAATCAACTTGTAGGGAAACCAGTATCGAAGTTCATCTTTCAATTGATTCAAGCAATCGTATAGATTTTTCCAATCAATTCCTGATACTTGGCGTGACTTCTTTCTGGATGCTTTGTAATTCGGAAACATTTCTTTTCTCCATGTTTTCCGATCATCACAGCATAGAATTAGTTCGCCATATTCTTCTATAAATTTAGTTCTATAGATACGTAATGAATTTAAAACTGGCGGTCTTAATACATCCATATCTACATCCGCGTATTTCGAAGCTGTCATGTATGAACCAATAACAATCTGCGAAAAATCAACTAACTGTGCCATCTTCCGTTTCTACTTTCTCAACATCTTCTGTATCTTCTTCCGGTATTAATGATTCTGGTAATTCTTCTTGTTCTATAGCATGTAAGAATTGTCTCCATTGGCCTGTTCTAAGATCCCAATTATAAAACATATCAAAATAGTTACGTTGGATTCTTAAAAGATTTTGAACATCCTCATCCCAAAAGTGTTCTATAGCTCTCGACAATATGTGACCATGTACTTGTGCGTGTCTGTCTGGGTCCGGTTCCCATCCATACATCCAAGGAAAGTTTGCTCCTGTTTCTGGCAAGGCTCCAAGATTAGGAATAACACATAAACACCCTGCACTACATGCTTCAATCATAGTAAGACAACTGGTTTCTTCATAAATACTTGGATATGCCATGATATGTTGTGTCTTCAACACCTCACGGATTTCATCATTAGTAACAGTTCCATAATAATTAACATCTTTCATTTCTCGAGCACGTTTAAATACATGCCTGAACTGTTCATCTAAATGTGGCCTATCATAGAGTTTGAAACTGGAATAAATGTTTAGTTCTGCATTTTTTCCTGCTCCTAGCTCTTTTTTCATGAATTCCCAAGAATTCAAAAGAACTTCTAATCCACGATGTGGCGTAGAAAAATAACAAACCTGAATCTTTCCATCTTTAGGTTTTTCGTGTTCTGGAATAGGATGGATAGCATTCTGAATTACAATACCTTTGTCATAGGGAAATTTAAGATATGTCGCAAACTGGTATTGTTGCCAGTGACTAACAAACACTATACGTTCATAGGGTTTCCAACTTTCTTCTTCTTGTAAATGTGATACTTCTGGATCAGTAGCAAGATCATGTATCCAAAGAATTCGTTGTTTGCCTGGTTCTAGATTTCTAACTCTTGTACTGATAAACTGAAACTTGTCAATTAAACCTTCCTCTTTTTTATTCATCTCCTCAAAGAGCCACTGCCGCATAAGTTCTGTACCACCTTTTGCGTTTTTAGATACCGCCTCTAGGAATTTTGTATCACCCTCAAAGTCAATATTAAATTCAACTTCACTGTCAGGGTTTATTATTTTTAAATCATCTGCAGAAGAGGGTGTATGGGTGGGTTTTGGGGTAAGATCAACAGCTCTAACCATTATAAATCTCCATATTCATTATTTTTTTGCTTACTTTATATATAGTAATACCACAGGAGAGCATGATTAATGCTTTTCGTAGTGAGAGATGACTTCTAAATGTACCTAGCTTCGTGATTACTAGGTGGAGAGTCGAAGTCCTACGATTACCCCTGCGATATTTTTAATTTTTCTCTATATTATACCACGATTATTTCATTTGTCAAGTTCTTTTAATACGAATCTTCCTCCGTAGTCTAATTCACAATGTCGATGGATGTCTGCTAAAATTACCAATTCACCTCCATGATTTTTCGTGACCATATATTTTCTAGGACAAGGTTCAGGTGAAGTAAAGGCAAAGTACGAAAAAAGGGCAACACCAACAATCAATAAATTTATAGTTGTAATCATGTTTATAGATTCGCGGTAAACTGCTTATCCGTAACAGCCATAAGTGTTTTTGGTTTTACAGGAACTTCGTCCCTAATATGTGCATATACTGATTTATCCATTCCTGTTGACCAGACCATTTTAATATCTGGATACCAAAATCCAATGGTACGTTTTGGAATACCATCAGGGTTGTACGCCATCGCAATCACTTTCGGCACTACCTTGTGTTCCTCATTTGCTCCAGAGAACATTCCAATCCAATCACCATGTTTCAGATAATGTTCACAGTATCTAATGTATGCTTTCTTGGAATCTGCAAGATTTGATGATGTCTGTTTCTCCTTTGGTGCAATGCTCCTATTTCTTGCTTGTTGGCCAAGAGCAGAAACCTGTAGTTTGTTTTCCTTAATCCACTCTCTAACATTCTTAAAAGAGTAGGTATCATCATCTGGAAGTGCAAGAACTGTTTTATGCACATTCTTATATTCAGCCGGTTTTTTCTTCGCCCTCATTTCAGCAAGGCGTATTCGTAATTTCTCTTTGTGTTCCTCAGAGAGTTTACGTTTCTTCTTTATCGGTTTTACTTTTTCTCTAGTCATTATTTTTCTCAACAAAACTTTTTTCATGAACCATTGTTTCAAAAACTTTCCATAATTTTTTA